CAGCAAGTTCTTAACGGAATGACGTATCTTACTATTTTGGCTAAAGGTAGTATTACCTACATGCCACGAGGTAACAACCCTAGATGCTGCTGCCGGCCTCTTACAAGAATGTTCACTGAGAGCTTCGATGTTATTTTTGCAACTGCCGAAACAGCCGCACCTACTCTTACAGTAGGAGAAACTCTTGAATCGGCCGCTAATGTGAAATGTAACGGAAACGTACATGGGTATAACTTGCTTACACCTGTGACTATTGCATTTGCTACCGCAGCAGAAGCCGCTTCTGTAGCCGTAGCTAAGAAATAAGAATGATTGACTTAATCTACATAATGCTAATAGCCGTCCTATTCAACCATTTGGGGCTTGCAGAAATCATAACCTTTCATAGTAAAAAGAACGTGGTTTTGAATTGTTCCAAGTGCCTTACCTTTTGGACGACACTGGGATACTCCCTGTTCATTACCGGGCAGGGGGTTATTCCCAGCCTCTTTTACTCATTCACTTTGGCGTATCTGGCATTATGGGTTGAGCTTCTTCTTAATGTTTTTAACTACTATTACACCAAAAGTTATGGGAAAATATATCAAGCCGAGGACGATACAACAAGTTCCTCCGAAAGTGATAAACTGCCCTAATTGCGGAAAATAAAAACTAGGACGATTATGACTAAAGATGAATTGATGGACAAATTCTGTTCCGTCTTTAATGAGGCTACCACAGCAAATGATGCCGAGGATATTAAAATATCCCTATTGGCGTTTAAAAAGGCTTTCACTGTTCTTGCTGATGTAAATCCGAGAATGGCTAAAGAAGTTCTTGAATGTTATGAGGGTACTCTTAAATACTATAACTTCCTTACTGAAAATGAAGCCGAGGAAATCGTTGCTGCATTTCAGAATCAGGATGGTAGTAAAGGACCCAAATGGCGTGACCCCGATGAGCTGTTTGAAAAGGTTGAGCAACATGATGGTAGGGTTGAATGTGAACCTTACTACAACAAATGGGCATTGTATGTTGCAATGAACAAGGCTGCTTCCGACCAGAACAGTGTTATCTTGAAATGGATTGGCGATGATAAGGACAAATACATTATCGCTTGCTATGACCTTGCTTTGACTGACTTGAAGGACAAAGACCGTCCCTACTGGATTAGAAAATATTTCCATGTAGAAAGTAAATTCTAAAAATTTATTCTAAACGGGTGCTAGGGTGGTTACTGTGAAGTAGTCACCCTACTTTATGGCGTTTTGTAAGATACCTTATTTTTTGTATATTCAACCGTAACTAAAACAAAATGCCATGATAAGTTTAGGAATTATGACTGTCACACAGCTAAGTTTAAATTTTACTGAGGTTATTGAGGAATTTCCCATAGTAGTGCGCAGGAGAATATTTGATGAAATAAAAGTTATCGAAAAGCAGTTTGCAAAGGAGAAACTATGTGGAGAGATTCAAATGAAAACCGACCGTTTCATATCTCCCGAACAGGCTGTTATGTTTCTTACTAAAGCTGCCGGCTGTGAATATACTTATGAAGATGGTCTGTCCTTTAAGGATTTTGCTTCTTGTGAAGTGATATTCTACAATATAGAAAAAATTCCTTTGGGATGCTCGTTCAGTATTCAGAAAACCATTCCGATGAAGAATACCGAGGATGCCTATGTTTTAATCTGTAAACTTACTCCGTATGCTTAGAGAGGGAATGATTGTTACTGTACACCATGATTGCGGAGTGGTTACAGGTCCGTACCGTATTATAGAGGTACAGGGTGACAGTCATACGGAACCGTCTTTTTCTGATGCTGTCGAATTGGGTTCCGATGCTCCAAAGTCCAAGCCTCATTATCATTTGCTATGTAGAAAAGTCGGTGAGAGATACGGTTTCTACCGGCTCATAGGTTATGACGATACATTGCAAGATGTATGGGGTGGCAGTCATTTAGTTATTGAGAATGAATTATCTATTAATCTTATAATGCTATTGATACAATGAATGTAGAAGAAATTGCGTCTTGGGTTCTTTATAACTCAGACCACTATGTTGTGGGTTGTGTAGGTGATGTTCCCAGACGTTCCGGAACTTTTGCAAACGGGCAGTATATTCCCCTTATAAAAGTCAATGATACGTACTATTACGTGAAGTATGTGGAGGGAAATGCAGTAGTGGACTATAATAATCCGTATGAATATGACGAGGGATGAAGTGGGTAAACAACTTGTCAGCCAGTTTACCCGTTTACACACATACGCAAAATTTCTATGTAAAGACCCGGATGTAGCCGAGGAATTATTTCAGGACACCTGTTTAAAGGTACTGGAAAACTATGATAAGTATGAGGACGGTACATTTTTCGGGGCTTGGTCTGCTACTGTAATGAGAAATATTTTCATTAATGATGTTAGATGGAACAGTCGGTATCATTTTGAAAATCTCACTCCTATATCTACCCGTATAGACAATAGTGGCGACCATCTTGTACAAGAGGAAATTCTCGAAACGGTAAGAAAACTTCCGCCTTTTCTGAATGAACCGATTACCATGTACATGAATGGGTTTTCCTACCAAGAAATATCCGACCAGTTATCTATTCCTATGGGTACGGTAAAGAGCCGGATATTCTCTGCACGAAAAATATTGGCCTCTGAACTAGGTGAATACGTATAATCTTTATATATTTGTGAAAATAAAAATTATTATGCTATGGGTGCAGGAGTTGATAACAGAGGGCGAGTAATGCAATGTATGAGCATTGACATCGCCACCAGTGTTTCAGATTCAGTAGTTCAGGCTACTGATTCTATATTAAGAGTATATGCCGAAACTGATGTGCGTCTTTGGAGTTTGGAAAAATCTGATTCCGAGGCTATGGGTGCAGGAGTTGCGATACCTGCCGGCATGGTTGAGTATTTTGGGGCATTACAAGGTGACTTTATTAAAGTAGAAGGTACTGCCGAGATTACTAACGTAAAAACTGTGTAATGGATATACGTAACAAAGAACCTATGTTCATAACACAGGATGGTAAGGAATATGTGGTACGACAGGGAACTGTCGGAGTTGAACGAAAGAGAATCATTTTCTTTTATGACACCACAAGAACCGTTGCCGTAGGATATGCACGGGATTTCTGTCTTGACAGCCCGGATTTATTCTCTGTTAGTAGGGTTATTACCGACAAGGAAGTTTCCTTGAGAGATGTGAAAAAAATCATGGAGAAACATTACAATGAGTTTTCCCCAGATAAATATGCAAACTTGTTGAACGACTTAGACGCTCTTTAATATGTTGGATAAAAATAAGACTGACTATGAACTTGGGATTAAAGTCCATAAGGAACTTATGAATAATGGTGTTGAAACCCCTTTGGAAATAAGTGCTTCCCTTGATACCGATTCCAAGAAAAAAGTAATTGAGGAATCCGTTCATAATATAATGACCTCATTGGGTTTGGATATGGATGATGATTCGCTTTCGGATACTCCGAAAAGAATTGCCCGTATGTATGTGGATGAAATATTTTGGGGGCTTGATTACCATAATTTCCCTAAGATAACCACTATACAGAATAAGATGCATTACAGTAGTATGCTTCTTGAACGACACATCAAGGTTCACTCGACTTGCGAGCATCATTTCATTCCTATGATGGGTGAGGCTTTTATTGCCTATATTCCTAACAATACTGTTATCGGGCTTTCCAAAATCAACCGTATTGTGGAATTTTTCTGTCGTAGACCGCAAGTTCAGGAAAGACTTTGCGAACAAATTTATTATGCTTTGAGTTATATACTTGATACGGACAATGTAGCCGTTCTCATAAAAGCGGAACACACTTGTGTGAAACTGAGAGGAATTGAGGATATAAATTCTGATACTGTTACCTGTCGTTTGGGGGGAGATTTCTTTGAAGGCGAACTGAAACAGGAATTTTACCAAATGATAGCGATTGGATAATTATTAGGTTTAGGTTAATGATTGAAGTAGAACTTCTGACGTTGTTACTCCCCAGCAATCCGGCTGGGGATTTTTGTTTTGAATACAGTGACGAGGGTACACTGGGAACACACTCTGTAATTATCAAAGGTGTGCAAGAGGGTTCCGACTGGTATTTGTCCGTCCGTAGTGAAATTCCGGGTAGACTGTTATGGGGAGTAAACAGGCACAAGTTTACAGGAAACTCCTATAATGCACTGGTTGAGGGCATAAACATAGTCATTCTTGATTTGGTTAAGGCTGGTTTGCCGGAATACCATGTAATGCTTCTTAAAGGTTGCAAGCGTTTTGTAAAATCAAAATAATTTTGTATATTCAAGTAAACCAATTAATACAAATATGGCACATTCAATAGCTGATTTTATACGCCCATTAGAAAGGGGTTTGAGAGGAAGCGCTATGTGGCTTCCTGCTGGTGAAACAGTGCTTCCTGCCGGAGTAGCCGTAAACGCATATAGAAATGACACATATTTCTTTTTTGAGGTTTCCAAACCTGTGCACGTAAGAAACTCTCCAAGTTCAACTCCTGTGTATATTGAGCCGGGAACATTGTTTTGCCCGAAATTTGATGTTACACAGTATGGTTACAGAAAGTTCTTGCTTTCCGAATGTCGGCTGCTTACAGCAGATGAGTATAAACAATATAGACGTTTACCATTAGTATGAGTGAAGATAAAGAACACATAACAACTATAAATCCCACCGTTTTCGGAGTGGGTGCTTTTTATGATGTCACTAAAAGTTTCATAGTAAACCAAGGAACATACATAGTGGCTCAATTGGGTTCAAGCAAATATATGTTTGAACTGGCTGACCCTGTTGATGTAAGTAAATCCGGAGCAAAGATGATGTTCGTCTACTATGGGAGTGCAATAGCGATGCCGGATGAAACCGACCCTCTGGAGATTGTTGAAATTCCTAGTTTCCCTGTGGATAAGTGCAGGTTTCCGACTAAGGAAGAATTGGAAATATATAAAAGCGCCCCTACATTATGATTACTGAGTTACTCATAGGAATAATAGCCCTTTTGCTGCTGACAGATTTGCTTATTGTCATATTCTTATGTAAGTACGTGAAGTTGAAAAAGCAAAAGGAAAATGAATACTATACGGACTATCTACATAATAATTTAGTCCTAAGAGTTTTCAAGGCTGAATTTGAATTTCAGGCTGTATCTCCCCTGAGAGTTACCAAGATACTTGACAGGGGGAATCTCAATATGTATTATTTATGGATATTATTTGAAAGATGAATATAAACGAAATTGCCGAGCACGCTTACAAACGTGCGCTTGAACGTGGGAAAATTACCGAGGTGTCTGCTCCTATGAAACGATATGCAGAGTGTACAAATAGTCTTAAAGATGAATTTTGTGAACTCCTTAAAGCTAATGAGGATGTTTCTTCCGAACATATTTCGGAGTATTCCGAAGTTCAGGAAGAACTGGTTGATATACTTATTGTATGCCTTACGGAGTTACACCGTAGAAATGACAATGTAGAAAGAATAATAATGCGTAAATTAGATTATAATGACAAAAGGATTGATTGAAAAACCATCGGACGCTTCTTCAAAGTTGGTGCAAAAGGCATTGGCTGACCAGCGTTCAGTAATTGAAACGTATCTGTTTGAGTATTGTGAGAAAAACAACATACCGGAATCCGAACTGAGAGGACGGTTGGGTATTGTAAGTTGTACCGAGGACCGTTACATCGGAGTTGTAAACTGCACCGAACCGGACAAAATACTTATAGGGGCGAAAATAGAAAAAACGCTTGAAGGATTCCATGTGTCCGTATTCGGTTCCGAGAACCTTGAAAAAGATTATCCCAAAACTCATTTTACTATAAAATACTTTATCGTATGATGGAAACTGCTTTGACCACAAATTACGTAACTGACTGGACTGTTATGAAAGAAGATTCAGTACAGTATGACAAGGAAAACATTCCTTATGTGTATAAGGCTATACTGCACATACAGGCTGAAAAAGGAGTGAAGTATCAGCCCTCCGTTGGAGAAATAAACAGAGTAGCATCTTATATACGAGCGTCACAATGAAAGGTTATTGCACAATCAATTCGGACGCTTCTGTTAATCCTGCTACTGGAGAAGCCGGTTATGCGCTCTGGATTAATTGTGATTTAGTCACTGTAAAAATATGGGCGCCGTTCAAGAATCGCACGTGGGATTCCAATATTGCCGAGGTATGCTGTTAATAGATGGTGCGATGAATATGCCCGTAAGGCTAGAATACTGAAAATCTGCGGGAAATCTGTCAATAATAAGGCTCCTTAGGTTTGTTTATTTGAATTAATATTGTATATTTGCTCCATATTTAAACAGTAAATATTATGGCTAATATTAATAGAGATACCGTAGAACGTATGAGGGCACTTCTTGCATCATGGACAGTGTTCTACCAACAGACCCATGTATTCCACTGGAATATTGTCGGACCAAGTTTTAATGAATTGCATAAATTGTTAGAGGAGTTGTATAATGAAGCCGTATCAAATTCTGATAGTGTTGCGGAACGAATCAGGCAGTTAGGCTATCCCATCCATCTTACGCTGCCCGAAGCCGCTTCACTTTCAGAAGTTGAAGGCTCACAAGATGCTACTGAACCACGTGCTATGATTGAGGCTACTTTGATAAGTCTTATACAACTTACAAACTTGCAGAACGAAATTTATTCGGACGCAAATGAACAGAACGATTATGTCACTGCGGATTTAATGACACAGCTAAGTAAGTGGAATGAATTGAAAAGCTGGTTCCTTACCGCATGGACTCAAGATAAAATATAGTCTTTTAGTCGGTGTTTATAATTAGCTTTATTTACATTTGCCTTTCCCAAAGCGTTGGGAAGATTAGTTTATTTAGTTTATACACAGAAAGGAGTTGCTTGTGAAAGTGGCTCCTTTCATTTTATTCTAAAACGTTTGATTATGTATCTCGAAGCAACTTGCATAGATTTAACCTCGGAGAAAATAGAGAACATACTCCGTAACAGTAAACCGATAAACTATAAATGGCTTATCGGTAGAATACGAAAACAGATTCCATCCTTATATGAGAAACTATGTTTGGATTACTATAATCCTTACCAAAATAATTGCCGGGTAACTAAGGATTATTATATATTAGTTCATTCGGCCATTGAATTTTTCATCAGAAAAAATTAAGATTATGAAAGCAATTATTGAAAAGAAAATTGAGTATTGTCCTAATCGTTTAAGTAAAGAAACTCTCAGTGATGATGTTTCAGAGTTTAAAACTATCACCACTACTGTTTACTTTCTCGGCATCAAGATATACCGAGTAATAAAATTACTATCATGGAATTAAATGTACTTCAATTTTTGTGTGACGGATGTTTTTACTGTGTATGCAGGGATATCTGTCTAATATCAGAGAGTAAAAACAGCTTCAATGATGCGTTGGAACGCATAAAAGAAATGCTTAGTATTTATCTGTCGGATAAAAATTACTTCCGCCTTCAAAAAATGGGATGGAAAGTTAAGGGTAATTCGGTTATTCCTATTAATTTTGCAGAGGATGAACTTGTAAAATATGCGAGGGATTTCTTAGAAACTGAAATAGCCAATTATCAAATTATTAGAATACAACTTTCGCAATCCAGAAAAATGAATAAAAACCTTACTCAACCATAAATTTGTATTTAAAAGACTTGAATTGATTAGCCCGTTTTGTGCGTGAAAATAAAAATTTCCGCATAAACGGGTTTTTATTTTGGTTGTCAGGTAATTAAGTAACGGTAATAAGGAGTAATTATAGTAGGGTAGATTATCTAACCAAGCAAATAAGGGGGTAAAACTGCGGTTTTATATGTAACTACATGGGAGAAAATGCGCGGAATCTCCGGAAACCCATTCGCGGGTTAATGTTTTACTATTAATATATCTATATAATACTAATAATAACAATAGATATACTACTTATAAGTACCTTAGACATTATTCAACCACAGCTATACCTAAGCGGGAAAGGTAAAAGACAGCTTTTTGCTGTGTAATTAGCGGCAGCAGGGTAGAAAATCGCTGTAATTTGGCTAATTGGCGTGTTATTTTACGTATATAGATAATAAGATTATCCATGTTATACCGGAATTTTCTAGGAAACTACTTATTTTATACAGGAAGATTGTCCATATAGGCGTTTTTATTACTCCAGCATAGGGAAAAACGAGGCTTACTTTGATATAGGTAACTAGATTAATTTAATTACGGGCGTTTTTAATTGGCTACTATATATTATATAGAATAACTTTCCGGCGTTTTTGTTTTTCTAATTATATAGACTAATTTTTCCGGCGGTTATTTTTCAGAAAAGAACAGTTACTTTTATCACGGATAGAACATAGACAGGGTTGTTACTTTGAAAAGCAATGTGTGTGACAGATATTTGGATGGAAATAACCAGAGGGACGTGTGGCATTTCACCTATGGTAGCTCGATTAGACAGCCCCCACCCTTAAATGAAGTCGGGTACGGGAAACGGGTCGGGTGGTTGACGTAGGTTAGACAGTAGATTTTGGAACCTGTATTTTTTACTTTGATAAAAATAAAAGTAACTGTGTGGCGTGTGAATGATGTACGGATTGTGTGTGGAACGGTGTGAGTGGTGTGGCTTGTGTGAAAATTGCGGGTTTTGTGTGGCATTTGCATATTTGAAAATAAATACTTCGTGTGCGAACGGGTGAGTGTTCGGAGTTTTGACGGGTGTGAAATATTTCGTATATTTACTTTGATGAAAAGAACTAAATATTGACAATACGATAAAGGTGCAGGGAACTTCGTGGCAATTAATATTAATAACTACTATAACTATAAGGAATATATAATATGATATTTAATATTATTGTCCGGACGTTCCTGTCACTGGAAAACGGAATGAATTTAAATTAGAAACATACGATATATGAAAAAGTTTACTTTTAGCTACTACAACCCTTATGAATATCCGGATGATATTACGGCATTCGGAACGTGTAATGAAGTCCTTGCGCCGTCAATAACAGAGGCGTTTGCCCTTGTCATTGACAATGTTCCCATTGAATGTCTGGAAACATTAGAGATAAACGGCATATCTTTCAAAGGCTATGTAGCTTCAACTCCTTTGAGGGATCAGTTAAAGGACCGATTGTTTACCATGTTCGTTAAGGGAGAGCTGCATCTGCTTTCAGACGAATCATTTAATATCATAAGAAACCTATGAATTTCAGATATACGATTTACAACCGTGTTACCGGACTGCATACGGAAAACGAGTGCGAGGCTGTAAACGAAAAGATGTTTGTCATAACATTACTGGAAACGATGGGTCCGGAAGATTGGCAAAATACCAAAGTCATGTATAAGGATAGTACGGGCGAGATGGTTCCGCTTATGAAGTGGGTAATGAAATACGATTGTTTTAATCTTGCAAGAGTCAAACTGTTTGAAACTTTCGCTACCGGGCATATCCGGATATTGTCACGTGAGGATTATAATTTGCTTGTCAACCTGTAAAACGGTGCCTACCAACGTAACCGTACGTACTTAACAAATATTAATATAGTTACCTTGAAAAAAGTATCTTACTATTTTGTTATTCCGAAAAAAATAACTACTTTTGTGTATCGAAATAATAATAAACGTAGTATTCACCACTAAAAGACAAGAAAGATGAAAAAGAAGTTTAATGCAAAATTAGGACGTATGGTAACTTATAACTTTTACCCAGTAAAAAAATTCGTTATCGAGAAAATCAATCCCAATGGAACACTTGATTTGGCAATAGGTACTTGGAAAATATTACACGTTAAAGTTGAAGATGTTTGTCGCTAAGAATTATTTTAAATGAACCAATTGATTACGACTATGAGAACAAAAGCATTGACAGTAGACGATTTGATATTCGAGATTCATAAGGCAAGCCCTACCATTTCCGTTTACACACTCCGGACACTGAATGAGGAAACACTTTTGAAAATCTACCAGTGGGCATGTACGCCCGACCATTCGGTAAAGATTGTCCGTGACGAAAGAATGTACGACAATAAGGGCAATGTGGTTCCGGAAGAAACCGTGGATGAGGAACCGGATGTTCTTGAACCCTACGATATGGAGTATCTGAAAGACAAGTCCGAAAGCGGTTTCAAGCTGTCACGCACCGAGGAACATTTCATGGCGTGCGTCAGAAAGCTGGAAGATGAGTTGAAACGTCAGAAGGTGAAGTTCGAGTGGTATGGAAGATGGCAGTGCTTCCGCATATACAGGTACGTTTCCGATTCGGAATTTCCCACTTACCGTTACGTAGGGTATGATGTTGACAACAAGGATTTCTTTTACGGTACGGAAGACGAGGACATCGAATACGGACGTGATGTTAAAGCCGTGGTGGAAGCCGCCCGTAAATGGCAGACATCGGAAATGGTGTTGAAACAGAAAAGAGTAAAAACCAATAAAAAGACAAGAAAATGAAAAAGGAGATTCATTGCACGATAGGCGGTGTGGAGCTGCTACGTGAAGAGGTGGAGATGATGTACTCCCAGAAACTTTACATCGTGGCGTACACAGGCGTGTATCAGATATTGTTCAGTCAGGCGCAGGACCGTTACCACGGTCAGAAGGTTTACAGTGAAAAAGGTTTGTCACGCAGGGGCAGGTTCTACACAATGACAGCCCCACAGGTGAACGAACTCATAGGAAAGGACTTGTTGGACGAAAACGTTTATTGACTATGGATGCTTCATTGTATGCAGTATTGTTCGGAGCGGTGGGCGAAGCCCCCACTCCATATCCGCTTTACCAGATTCAGAAGGTGGCTGATGAGTTCGAGGGTATATTCGGTATCAAGTTTTCCAAGGTTCACGACAAACTTATGAGCGTTGTGTTCAGACTGGTGATAATAGACATATTCGCCTTTGACGACTGGCTGCATGAAAAGTACGGTAACTACGAGGAAGAGGGAAAGTCCATGCGTGACATTGTTACGGAACACTATGGTGAGAAAGGAATGAAAATGATTTTAAACTTAATCGGATAATTATTATGAATACAATTTGTGACTTTATAAGCGGAAGATTCGGGAACAAGGTTCTTATTTCCCCTATCAGAAAATGGTGGATGAGATTTTGGTATGCAGTATTGTTCGTTATAGGTGCTATGCTGCTGGGAATGTTCCTGCAATTTATGACTGCATTGAGCGACTTTATAAACTATGTGGTATGGGGATAGATACATATACGTTTGAAGTGGACGGTGAAATGATAACGTTTTTCCGCTCCCCGAAAGGAAGCTATTCGGGAAAGTTCAACAGGATGGTGAAACTGGCTAAACTGTTTACCGGACTTGACTCCATGATGGGGCGTATTGCAAAAAGGGGAGAACTTGTAACACTGAACGCCCGGCTGGCGTGTGCGTGCCGGCTGATGCTCCATACGGGCATCCGCATAGGGAACGAATCTTCGGCGGAAGGATATATGACAACCGTAAGCCCCTATGACAAGACACGTGAACCGGAGTTCGTTCAGACCTATGGTCTTACCACCTTGCTTCCGGAACACGTTACACTAAGAGGTGGTAAGGTCTATCTGAACTTCTTGGGGAAACGTTCCGTAAAGAACAGCTTTGTTGTAACCGGCGACCTTGCGACCCATGTGGAGAAAATCAAACTTACCGCACAGCCTCCGGAAACGCTGTTCGAGATAACCGCCTATGAGTTTACCAAGTTTGTCAAGCGTCATATAGGAGCAAATTTCACTCCTAAGGATTTGCGTACCATGAGAGCCAACATCGAAGCGTGGAAATCATTCAGCCGGCATAAGGATGAACTGATGGAGGTTAAAACCAAATCGGCTTTCAATGCTTTAGTGAAACAGGTGTGTACCGATGTTTCCGAGAAACTTAACAATACGGCATCGGTATGCAAGACCAGCTATATCGACCCGTACCTTTGGGATTATATGTATGATGTTGCATTTCCGGAAAAACAAAAATGACATGGAAAGATATTTCTTGCGTTCTGACAAGGACAATTTTTGGTTTGTGCTTATATCCGATAAAGTGGAAAGCTATATGTATAAGTTTACAGTAACCGAAAACGAGCCTCCCAAAATGTACCGTTACGTTGGTAACGAGCCGATTGATTTAAGTACATTTTATGAACTAACCGATATAAACCAATTTTCCGAACTCATTATTACTATATACCAGTTTGTACACCTGTTTAACGCTGCACTATCAATTAACAAATATTAATATAGTTACCTTGAAAAAAGTATCTTACTATTTTGTTATTCCGAAAAAAATAACTACTTTTGTGTATCGAAATAAAACGAACGGTCTATGAAGAAAGTTAGAATTAGCATCAGCATGGTTGACAGGAATACCATGTGTAAGGAAAGTGAAATGAACACCAGCGCAAAGAACGAAGCCGCTTTCATAAACAGGTGGAGCAAAAAACTCGGTGTATCTAAAGCCGCTTTTGAACAAGCCTATTATGTTGACGGGTTTGAAACTGACGGAATAACATCTGAGGAACGTAAGATGCTCAATGATTTATTGAAGCGAAAAAATTGTGGAGCCGTTACCTTTTGCGATACACGGCATATCAACTGGCAGTCATTCATTAAACTTTATAGTAGGGAACTTTGATTCCCTGCTTACAATTTACCAAATGGGAATACAAGAAACCGTAGATTTGATTTTCATAGGATTCTGCAAGCCCCAGTTTTATAAACGTTCCGTATGGAACAAGGCTGTAAGGATATTGGAGTTCCTATGTGACAACACCGATGGAGCCGTTTTCAGACATGATTTCGGCAATGGCAAACAGAAGTACGACAGTATCGTACCAAGAACAATGGAACAGGTTACAAAGTGGGCGTACCTGTATAAGAATAACGCTCCGGCAACAATTAAAAAAGTATCAAACATTTAATCTCACAAAATTATGGAAACAAAAAAATTCATCAGCACAGTAAAAGGATTCAGAACAAGATTCGGTAAAACTCCCAATGTGGAACTTGAAAGAAAACAGGTTGAAGGCATCGTTGAAAAAATGGGTGGAAAGATTGAAGTGTTCCAGCTTCTCAAGGCAGAGAATCCCGAACTTCTTGATTACGTCAAAGGTGTTCTTGGTATTGTCAAGGTGAAACCGGCGGAAGAACCTAAACCGTCTGCTCCTGTATCGGAAGCGAAACCCAAGAAAACCAAAAAGTCGGAATCCATTGAAGTGGCTCCATCCGTTAACGGTAAACTGTATGAGATTGACACGATAAAGAAAACCTGCCATAAGGTCATAGGTGATTTCTCCCAATTGGCTGATATTGTCGATACGGACGAAATGAGCCTTACCACTTACCAGCGTTATCTGAAAGACCGTTATTTCGGTGAGGATGTGACAATCAAGAAAGGGAAACTCCATTTCCGTGGATACCGTATTTCATGTACCAAGGAAAACGGGTTTATGATTGAGGACACAACCAAAAAATATAAGGTTGTAGACACACCGTTCGAGGGCATCCCTACTCCGGCTGAATTGGGAGATTTTTTTGAAACTTCAAGAGTTGAACATACATCTGAGGAACTTGCTGCTGCCGTTGAGCGTGGTAAGGAAGCCAAGAAATCCAAGAAGAAAGCTGAAAAGGAAATCGTGGTTGAAGAGGAAGAAGAACCGGACTTTGACCTTTTACGTAAGAAAGTTCTGAGCAAAATCACATGGATACGTAACGGTAAGCTGGCTGACTTTGACCCTATGCTGTTCGCGGATATGATTCCCTTTAGACGCTGGCAGAAAAACGTGAAGGCTCTTTTGACTGACCTTTCAAATCGCAAGATAAGATACAAGTCATTCCTTAACAAACTGGAGGAACTTACACGTGAGGAAACGTTTGAAACTCCCAGCAAGGAACCTACATATAAATTCGTGGGCACTCTGCTTCCGGAGTTCCATAATGTTGAGCGAATTGACGGTGACAAGATAATCGTTGACGGTAAAGCCATTCCGGCTGTTCCTTTCTTGGTTGACTACCTGTTACACTATTGTCCGGAAGCAATGTATCAGCTTATGCGGTTTGTCAAAGGTGATATAACCGCTACCCAGTTGTTGAAGAATCCCATTGACGTGGATAAGAAAATCGAGTTCAACAAGAAACTCATTGCGAATACCGTGGAGAACGTGAATATCATAAACTGTCTGTTCTCGGCTGTGGATTTGTATGCTCCCCAAGATATTCTTTGGGAAGGTGTTGAAGTGGGTGACAAGATTCTTATCCTGCTTGACAAATGGTCTAAGAAAGAGATTACCGCTATTGATGAGGAAGGTATATTCTTCGGACGTGAGGTATTATTGAAAAGTGATAAATGGATAAAACTCGAAGATTAAACAATGAGGGGATTCCCACAGTAAGCCTGTCGGGTAATCCCCTGTTCAAAGAGTTCCTAGTGGATATGGCGGTTCTGCCCAAGTTTGATTTCATGCAGAGATACGGCATAGGAACCAACGCATACTGGGAACTCTTCTTTCAATTTGATTTGGACGAACTTGAGGAAGTAGTCAGAAAGTCTTTAAGTTCTTTGTTCACGGAATCGGGATGTATAAGACTGGACTTGTTTCGCTCCGTGTATATGTTGTATTCTGACAGATTAATAACAATCAATTTAATAAAGCTAGGTTATGAAAAAGATTTTTGCTGTTGCTGCCCTGCTAATATTAACGGGCAGTATGTTTGCCCAAACTAAATGGGCTGCCGAGGACATGGGAAAACTCATTCAGGCTCCTATGGATTCTGTCCGTATGTGCCTTAAAGGTGCTTACCATGAGGTGAACCAATTTAAGGATGATGTGTACTACATCTATTCACGTAGGGATAAGAAAAATGTTCCTGTGATTTTCAGATGCGGAGAAGGACGTGATTCCGTTACCCGTGTATGGTCTGTGGAATTTCCATCCCCTGTAAAGAGCAAAGGCTATAAGACCGCTAGTCTACGTGAGGCATTTTGGTTTGAATATTGGAAACAAGAATTAAAGAAGTAATACTATGGCACTGAATAATTACGTTACGGGAAACCGTCCTGTCAAGGGTAAGGAACTTACAGTTGAAGAAGCAAAGAAACTGTTTGTCAATTTCAAGGTAAGTCAATTAAAGAAAAAACAATGATAGCGCTTACTGTTATATTAGTAATCTTGGCTGCTACCCGTAAGAAACCTTTTTGGAGGTTCATCTTTTGGATGCTTGCCGTTTTATCAATTATATTATGATTGAACTGAGAAGTTATAATGTAGAACGTATATGGCATGAAACTGCCATCTGTACCATAGGTAATGAGGTTGGTGTACATAAAGAGATACTGGAGAAAAATGCTCCTGCCATACGGGAGATGGTTTCCCAGATAGAAACCGACAAGGACGGGAACGTTCCGTTCATGTTTTGCAATCACCGAAAGGATGGTGAGTTGTGGACACCTTATTTGCAAATAGTTGAGATGCTAATCCGTCTTGGAAGAAAGATTGGTTGTGTGTCATGGGAAGGTAACTTATATTCAGAAACAATAATTCATATAGATTATGCCAAAGAAAAAAGTAACTGAGGAACTCGAAGAAGTTCAACTGGAAGATGTGAAACTTGCGTTGCGCAATAAGATTAACAAGGAGTATGGAAGTGTACCTGCATTTCTGGAAACCGATTTCGGGAAAAGTCTTGGTGGTATGAAAATTCGTCCATACCTGTATGGTACAGGTTCGGTAAACTACACTATAATCGCTAAACTTTGTACTCATTTTGGTATCGGTTCTTTGACCCGTAAAGTAAAAGTAATACGTAAAACGTACTATTATATTAGTAAACCCTAAAAACGGTCTGTAATCGCTTAAAAACACTGTATTTATTTCCCCCTAAATTTCGTAATACTCACTACTTTAATATAGTGAGTATTATTTTTTATTCCTATATTTGTAGGCGTAGAAGTTGCAACAAAAATTTTGTAATGTATGAAAAAAGAAAAAACAATTAGAACTTATCAGCGTAAAACTAAGTCGGGTAAGATTACTACTGTAAAATCTCACACGGCTAAGTATGACGCTGCTGCGGAAGTAGCCAAAAAGGCTGCACGCAAGAAAGGGGCTGGTGGTGAATTACAGGCTAAGATTACCAAGATGCCAGACCCTAAACTTGAACTCCAGCAATATCTGGACGAACTGAAAAAGAGCCGTTCCGGAGCTTCTTCGGATACTGCCAAGACTACGAAACCTGCTCCGAAAAAGAAATTGAAGAAACCTGTCGGTGGAGGAATAACCGGACTTGAACCTAGAGAAACCAAGAAAGCTCCTGCCAAGAAGCAAACAAAGCCGGCTCCTAAATCCTCCGGATTATCATCCACTGAATTTAAGGCATGGTATCACGACCCTAAATCTAAAGAGGGGAGAGCCGCTGCCAAAAAGCTAAAGGAACAGGTAGGTGCTGAAAAGTATAAGGAGCTTAACAAGAAAGCCAATGACAGCTACTCTTCCCGTGGGCATATCTCACTGTTTAAAAGTATCGGTTCGGACAGTACCTCTAAGGCTGCTCCTAAGAAACCTTTGAAAAAACCAGTAGGAGGTGGCATAACAGGATTGGAGCCTAATAAGAAAACCACAACAAAGTCTAAAACTCCGAAATTAAAAGATGTTGGACCTCTTTCCACAGGAAAAGTTATGCGGTCTAAAGCTGATATTCCTGCTAAACTTGCTAAAAGCTATGCAACTTTTGAGGACATCCCTTTAAAGCAGGCGTATGATGAACTTATGGTTGCGTCTAAAAAAGATTATAGACGTACTGTTGCTTTTCATAAAGACCATTACTAGAAGAGAAAAATCCCAGTGTTGGCATTATTAAATAATTTCTATTATCTTTGTAGGTGAGCATCGGTAAAACGGTGTTCACCTATTTTTGTACCCAATCGGAATGAAATGCAGATTGTATCTTCTAATATAATGACAGCAGACTATGATAGGAAGTCGCGGACACTTACAATGATATTTGTAAACCGTCCGAGATGGGAATACCAATATTACAATGTTCCTCTTCCTATATGGACTAGATTTGTAAAGTCTGAAAGCAAGGGAGAATATTTTTCCGCAGTAATCAGAGATGTATATCGTTACAGAAGAATTATAAAGTAGAATTAAAAATCGAATCATTATGGCAACAGTAACTAGAGTATTTGAGTTTGACAGTGCACATCGGGTTATGAACGAGAAGGTGAAATGTTTCAATCTTCACGGACACCGTTTTAAAGTGGAAGCCACTTTTTCCTATATGGACGTAAAGGAAATAGGCTATGCCATAGATTTCAAGGAATTGAAGCGTGTATGCGGTGATTTCATTGACGAGTTTTTAGACCATGCCTGTATTCTTAATCCTATGGATACGGAACTTCTTAAATTGTGCCGTTCCAATAATTGGAAAGTGTATGAAATGGGGCTTGGTATCAAAACGGACATAAACCCGTCTGCCGAAAATATAGCTGGAGAACTGTTTACCGTATTCCGGAAGTTCTTCACTCCCTCGGAACATGGTATTCAGATTGAAAAGATACGCCTTTATGAAACTCCCAATTGTTGGGTGGAGAGTGACAGCTTCATACCCTATTCTAAAGAGTGTAACGTTTTTCTCCAAACATGGCGGAATATGAAAGGTAATATGTCTTATGACATAAGAGAGGAATAATATGCCTGTACGTAGTAAGAAGAAAAAAGAACTAAAGGAACAGGGATACGTGTTCGAGGCTACTGGTAAGAGCGTTTCCGAAATACATACCGAGGAACTGGTAGGTAAAACCGTGGAGTTTGATGCCCACGATGTAACCGCCAAGATTATGGAGTTCGGCAAAGTTCTTACTGGTATTTCTCTGTACTCCTATCAGGAAGATATAGCATACGGAATCATATACTCCGTGATAACTTTTTCGGGTGACGTAAAGACAGTGCTTCTTTCCCGTCAGTCGGGTAAATCCGAGGTTATGGCTTTTGTCATTGATACGCTATGTGTTATTCTTCCGGCATTGGCTTCAATCATTCCCGACTTGGAACAGTTCAAAACCGGATTCCGTGTAGGGCTTTTCGCTCCCCAGTCGGACCAGGTTGTCACTACCTATTCACGTTCAATGACCCGACTGAGGTCTGCAAATGCGGATATGGTTCTTACAGACCCGGATATTGACGTATGGCTAGAAAGTGTGGCACGCCTTGAATTGTCAAACGGTTCTTTTCTTGCCGGACAGGTTGCCAGTAAGCAATCCAAGATTGAATCAAAGACGTATGATTTGGTTATTGTCGAAGAAGCGCAGGATGTTGACGACCTTATTGTCAGCAAGTCTATCGAACCTATGCTTTCCTCAACCGCAGGTACTCTTATAAAGGTAGGTACAACAGGTATGACCAAGAACCATTTCTACTATGAAATAAAGCATAACCGTGAACTGGACAGAAAAACCCTTGACCCACGCATCCGGCATCATTACGAATATGACTATAAGAAGATTATCGCCAGCAGACGTGAGCAGTATGAAAAGGACGGAAAGAGATTCCATTTGAACTACGAGGCTGACATCTATCGCAAGCGTGAACGTTGGGGTGAGGAATCACAGGCGTTCAAACTTGCCTACGCCCTTATTTGGGATATTGAAAGCGGTATGCTTCTTACGGATAAGGAATTTAATGGAATCATAAACCGCAAGTTGGGATTTCAGGTTCCCAATGTTACCGATTTTGTTGTGGCTGGTTTGGATATCGGTAAATCTCCTGCTGAAACAGTGCTTACCATAGGTAAGTCGTGGAAAGACTTGGATGAACCGTTTAAGAATCCATATAAGCAGGTATTATGCTGGGCGTGTCTTGGTGGCGCTGATTATGAGGAACAGCATCATATACTTCTTGATTATATAGCCGAATTTAATATCGCCAAAATATACGCGGATTATACTGGTGTGGGAAAACCCGTTGTTGACCGGCTTATGTATGCTTGTGGCGAATACGTGGATATAACTCCATATACTTTCACCGCACAGAGCAAATCAGACATGTGGTATAATTTCATCTCTGATATTAAGACACGCAGACTTATAGTTCCGGCTAATAAAGTGGTGAGAGGAACTTCCGAGTATTCCAAATTCGAGGAACAGATGAAAAACTGTCAGAAGTATTTCAACGGCTCCTTTATGGTGTGCGAAAAAACGGAGGGGTATTTTGACGATATGGTGGACAGTACGGCACTTATGTGCCTTGCTGCAAATGAGGAAGTGGAGGTTAAGGAGGAAATGGAAGTTTCCGATAACCCCCTGTACAGCGGAATAACTGAAACAATTAACGCAATAAAAAGACATTCGTACTAATGGGAATAAATGTAGGAGGTATGGACCCTACTGGTGGTAGCTACAGCGGTTATCCGGGTTCAAAATATTGGAATGTGGACAGTCGTCCACTTAGTGAGGCAACTAACGTTTTACGTAGTTTTGTATTGCAGAACATAGTGCAGGACAATAAATGGGAACTTGACAGAATCACCAAATATTACCTGTACTGGAAGTTCTATGACGGGATGCATTATAAGGACTTCAATGACGGGATGCTTTCCTTTAATTATATAAAGGCGTTTATTGATAAGGTCAATATGTTCTTGCTGGGTAATGAGGCTTTCACTTTCCATGTGAAGAGTTTCTACTCCGACCAGATTGACCGTGAACTGGAAAAGATTGCCGAGGAACTTATGATGTATCATTGGGGCAAGTCACACAAATTACAGTTATCCTATGAGATGCTGCAAATGGGTGGTATCACAGGTGACTGTTGGCTTATGTGTGAATGGATGCCGGAAGTTCAGGACAGATATTGCAAGGTTTCCGTTCTTGACAGCCGACAATGTTTTGTGGAATTTGATAACGGCGATTATAATAAGGTGAAATCTTTCTTGGTACGTCAGCCTTTACAATCCGGACCCGACCAGCCTTATAAACTATATGTTATTAAAATGAGTGCGGAAACTATTGAAACTTGGTATCAAGTGGATGTTAACCTTGAGGAAAGTAACGTAGCCAAATACAAACATACCGAGGTTCAAAACAAATACGGGTTCATTCCAGTAGTGCATATAAAGAACAAGCCCAATTCTTCCGGATACTATGGAAAGTCTGATGCCAATGATATTCTCAAGATAAACAAGATTTATAATGAGGTGATGCAACAATTGAAAGCCGTGATTGACTACCATGTTACTCCGACCACGGTAATTACAGGTGCTTCCGCCAAGTCATTGAAAAAAGGTTTGGGTCAGATATGGTCAGGACTTCCTGCCGAGGCTAATGTATTTAATTTAGGATTGGATGTTGATTTGTCCGCTGCCGTTAATTTTGCAAAAGACTTGAAAACCGCAATGCACGAATTGTCAGATGTTCCGGAAAATGCGCTTGGTAAGATTCAGGCTATAAGCAATACTTCTGCTGCGGCATTGCAGATTACCTACCATCCGCTTATACAACAGGCTAACATAAAGGCAATGACTTATGGTGAGGGTATTTCACAGATGAACAATATTATTTTCCGTATTCTTGAGATAGAGGACCCGGATAACAAACGGTTTAAACGGATAAAGAAATTAAGTCCGGATTTCCTTTCCGAAGTGCAGGTTGAACCTGTGTTTGCTTTCGGTTTCCCCAAAGATAAGATGGATGAACTGCAACGTGCACAGATGGAGTTACAGATGAAACTTGGTTCACGTAGGGAAATCATGGAACGTATGGGAAAACAAAACATACCGGATTTGCTTAATGAGATTGATGATGATACTGTGGCGGAGGCAGTTTTACAGGCACGCATAGCTGCACTAAGTTCCGCAGGTGGTGAAGAAGCCCCCAGTACGGGTAATGAGGAAAACGTTGATGAAACTCCGGATGAATTTGGTGAAGAACAAGGCAGTGAAGAGTTCTAGGAATTAATTTAAGTAGGTTTTATTTTGTCAATTTAGAAATAATTCCTACTTTTGAACGCTATCAGTAATAAAATAACAAATTGTTTCATTTTAAAAATCAAATGTTATGGCAGGATTGCAAACATTAGACCCTAAAAATCCCGAAGCATTACATGACATCGGGCAAAATAAGGGTATGCAGGTTGGCGAAAAATTCGTCAATCCGGGTACGCCTAGCGCACCGTTGGTTAGTAGAGAACAAATGACCCAAGCCACAGTAAAGGGCAACGGTAATAATGTTCTGAAAGACAACCTTATTAAGTAGTAGAAATCTAATTGTTACTTTTAATCGTAGAAAAAATGAACGACGAAGAAAGAAGAAACGTAAGCATCCCAGAAAGTGTTACAATTAATGGTATTACTTATGTAGTGAGAGATACCCCCGAATTGCAGAAGTTCATGCAGGCTGTATCTAAAGTTGAGAAAAACAAGTTGTACTCCCAGTTTGAGTCTTTAAAGAATCAACTGGAAGATTTACGTAAGGTACAAGTGGTTCCGGATTCACAAGGTAGTGGTGCTGGAGTCAATGTCAAGGAAATCGTAGAAGCGTTGCGTGGTACATTCGTTACACGTGAAGATTTGGAAACCTCCTTGAAAAATACTGTATCTGAGGTAATCAGCCCTGTTATTCAAAACTCCGAGGAACAGAGAAAGCAAGAATTGGAAGCATATCGGAACTCAATTATTCAGGCGCATATCAATGAGTGTATTCCAGAACTTGTAGAGGGTAATTCCAAGCAGGAATTGGATGCTTCCTTAGAGAAATCTATCCAGTTACGCAGCAAATATCCAAGTCCTAGTTCCGCAGCAGTATTGCACAGTGAGAAACCTGTTGTTGACCCACTTATTGCAGAACAGATGCGGAAAGAGAATGAAGCCCGTGCACAGGCTGCATCACCAACTCCAAGCCCTGTACCGGCTGCTCCTGCACCGACAGTTCCACGCAGAGAAGCGCCAGAAGTTTCAGGTCCTACAAGCGTAAAGAATATGCCAATGTCTGAATTTGCTGCTCGCAGAGAACAGCTTGAGGCAGAACTTCGTGCCACTTATGGAGGTGTAGGTCCTACTCAGTTATAATAAACAGTTTAAATTAACAAGTAAAGATTATGTCAATTCTATTTGTATTAATGCCAATGTTATTGGCAACATTAGGATTCCTGTTCTTTGGTGATACTACATCGGCTGGAGTAAATGAAGGCGGTTATGTGTCTATTCCACAGGCAGTCCGTGATTTCTATTCTCGTGAGGTTTTGTACAAGGCACAGCCTCGTTTGCGTTTCTTGCAATTCGCCAAAATCAAACGTGACTTACAGGCGGTAAGAGGAAAAGCCATTGTATTCGTTAAATATGATAATCTTGAAGGTGGTGGAGAACTTGAGGAAAATGATGTTCTGACACCGGAAGGAATGAGTACATCGGAAATTGTTGTTCCCGTTAAGGAGCAAGGTAATGCAGTACAAGTTACTGAATACTTGTTACGTACTTCTATGCTTGACGTACTGGGTGACGCTTCCAAACTTCTGGCAAATAACATGGCTAGAGTATTGGATACTCAATTCCGTGATACAGTATTAAAGACTTCAAATGTGGTTTACGGAGGTACAGCCAAGTCATTGGAAGAAATGACTACGACTAGTGCATTCACTACAAAAACAGTTAAGGATGCCGTAGAAATTTTGGCTTCAAATGATTCTCCAAGAATCAATGGCGATTATTATGTTTGTATCGCATCTCCGCACCAGCTCCGTCAATTACGTGACGACCCCGATTGGATTAATGCCAATACCTATATGGGGCGTAGACAGTTGTATATCGGTGAGGTTGGTATGTATGAGGGTGTTATCTTTATTGAAACAACTCAGATGCCCCATTTAAAAGCCGAACAAATCAAGACTAAATACGGTAGCGGCGGTTCTATCCAAGAAGGGTATGAAGCTGTATTCTTCGGAGAAAACGCATACGCATGGGGTGTGGCTCTCGATGTTGAATTACGTGATGATGGCGTAGTTGATATGGGACGTAAACATACTCTCGGATGGTATGGTATTTGGGGAACCGGAATCATTGAAGAAAAGAATATTGTCAAAGCTTTCTCTGTATAACAGAGGGGCTTTGCCCATTTAGTAACAATTAAACATTTTACCAATCATGGCAAAAAATAATCCAGAGGAAACAATAGTAGATACCGTACAAGATAACACAGAAGTTACTGTGATTAAGAAGGCTTCAAAAAGTGTCGCATTTTACGCTCTTGAAGAGATTGATTCTTGGATTGGCGGTACTCACTATCAGTTGAAAAAAGATAAGGAACATAAGATTCCCGAAGATGTGGCTGCTATCTTAAATAACAGTCGCAAAGGTTACAGACGCTAATTAATAATCATGGCCCAGTCTAAAGTTACTTTGAATGAAATAATGAAAGCGGTTAGGGAGCTTACCTTTGACCGCTTCATTATTCCTGCTTTCGCTATCAAACAGATAGGGAGCGGGAACTTTATTGAAATTGACCCTAGTTTTGAACCGGAAATTTCTGACCCAAACGTAGAACCAGTCAAGGGAAAGCTAACCTTGTATAAAGTAGCAGAGGGAGAAACAGAAGAATCATCAAAGAAAATCATCGTAGAAATCATTTTCCATGAGTACCCTACTATGGAAGATGTAATGGACAAACTTATCGAAGAAGGAATAATCGTAGCTTATACTCCGTATTTCAGAGGACAGGAACCGGCTAATTCACTAATCAAGGTAAATAAGGAACTTACAGAGGACTTTACCGCTTTCAGAAGATACTTCTTTTCTGACTCGGAGATTGTGGAAATGATAAGATGGTACTATGCTAAGGTACTTGACATCTGTGACAAGGAAATAAATGACGAACTTATAGGAAAACTGAAACGCCCCAGTGAGAAACACTTGGCTATATGGGTTTCCTATTATTTGGTTGATAAAAGACGTTTGTATGAAAACGCTGCAAACGCTATCGGGCAAACTTTTACTGATGGCTCTGATTATACAGGTTCCGATGGCAACTCATCTCCTACTTCCACCACAGTTCAGATAGGTTCCGTGTTTACTGTTACGGAAGATACTTCCCAAGGGTATTTCTACGAGGACTTCAACCGTGTGGGTTCTGACAATACATGGGGTGACAGGTATTCGTTTTGGTATAAACTCATGCTCTATTTGAGAGGATTGCTTGAGGAAACTTTCAGAGATTATTCCCTACGCAAAGACAATGTGATTCCGGGTTACATACAATTGCAGAGAGAACTTGATTTCCGTGAATACTTTGACAGCTATCCCTTTACTTTATCACCTCTATCAAGAGGTATATTATCAAAAACTCCTTAATATGGAACATAACGTAAAATCTTATCAGCGTCGTTTAAAAAACGGAAAAACAATTACCGTTCGTGCATATACTCGAAAAGGTAAGGATGGTAGAAATAAGAAAGATTCCGCAAGTAAGTCTGCTTCCGGAGATGAACTTATGAAACTTAAAGCCAAATTAAAAAAGTTTGGCGAACTAAACCTTTCGGATGAGGAAAGGATTAAATTGGGTATGCTCCCGTATAAAGAAGAACAGGAGAAAAAAAGAAATGCCTACTACAATACTAAGGCTACCAAAGATGAAATGAACAGATACGCCCGTAAAGTAACTGTGGGAGGTAAGAAATATATCTATAATTTCATGCACGATAAGGTATTCACGAGTGGAGGAAAGAGAATACGTCCGGAAGACCCCATTTTTAAGAAAGTAAAGGATAAGATGTAAAATTCAGTTTGTCGGTTTTGAAAAATGCTAGTAAGTAGGACTAAATTCTTTCAGTATCAGAATATATTTTATAAGAAGTTGCTTAATACTCCCTATAAGATACGACTTGAGGTGGTTACTATCCAGAAAGTAGAACCTACCGAAGAGTTTTCTATGGATGCCTTTGTAGGTGACAGTCCTAGAACTTCCGAGTTTTATGAGTTCCAAGCACTCTATGAAAAGGAGATTCCAAACCGCACCCGTGAGAAATATGGTCTGCCCAAAGAAGTGAACGGAATTGTTTACTTATCACCTAAACAGCTTGTTCCTAAATTGGGTGACTACCATCTCAATTGGAATAAAACCAAGATTCACTTTGAAGGTCATGTTCAAGTCATTGATAAGATTATTTATTTGGAGGAACTTTACGGTAGCTGCATTGGTTTGCAGATATTCGTTAAGGACGACTTGAAAGGAGGATAAAATGGTACAGGTAAAAACTCATAAGAGAAAAGGACGGAACAAAGTTTCTGTCGTAAGGCGGCACTCCCGTAAGGATAAGGTGTCCGCTTTTCGTGGTGCAAAGGATTTCAGTACGAAACAACGTGATAAACTGGCTTCAAAAGGAGATGCGCTTCCGGATGGTTCCTATCCTATTGCAAGTAAAAGGGATTTGGCTAACGCTATTTCTTCTTATGGCAGGGCTAAAAGTCCGGAGTTGGTAAAACATCATATTATGAAACGTGCCAGAGCATTAGGTGCTACCGATATGCTTCCGGCTAAATGGAAAATGAAAGATGGCAGAAACAAATAAGGACTTGAATCATCCTTGGCCTAAAGTTCCACGCTATCCGGATATTCAGAAGATAGCCCGTGAGGAATCCACTCCGCCACCGGCTTATCGTGAACGTAACGAGATACAGGATGCCCTTAACCAAGTGGGTGGACCACGTGGAAAAACCAAGAGCTGGTATCGTGATATTTATGAATATTACCAAGATAATGAATACTAATTATGGCAAGACTTCCCAGATTACCGAAATCAATGTTTCGTCCTCCACCGGGTTTTAAGAAACCTAAAGTAGAGGACTTTCGTTCTGATATGCAACGTGTAGGTGAGGAAATTGCCGAACAGTTCAAGGAACAGGTCATTGAAAATATTGAAACCAACTATTACGGTTTTGAGCTTGCCCAATCTACCATTGAGAGAAAAGGAAGTGACGTTCCGTGGATTAACTCTCATGAGCTGGTGGATTCAATCTATCGTGAAGGAACTGTTGTTTCTGTGGAGGACACTCCACGTGAGGACAGTAAGTTAACCAATTTGCAGCTTGCCATAGTGCAGGAATATGGTACTAAGGATAGACACATACCCCCAAGACCAATTTTCCGGAATACTTTTCGTGATTTTGAAAGTGACGCCAAAGACAAGATGCTATCTTTTTTTAAAACTGGTAAATTTGACAGTAAACATGGCAGCAGAAGTAACAATAAAGGAACATCGGAGGAAGAATAAGAAAGGTGAGTGGATTACCGTAAAAGGATATACCCGTCGTGTAGGAAAAAAGGGTGTCCGTTCTCCCAAGAAATCTTCCAGTAAGCCGGGTGATGAATTTGTACAGGTTCTTAATGACAAGTTGGGTAAAACCACCGGACCTATTGTTACCGACAAGTTCATCTCCAAGGAAGAACGTGCCAGGATACTTGATATGGAAGCGAAACGCGGGTACAAACGTTTTGCCGACTACGGGGAATCTGGCAGAAACAAGAATAAAAGACCCAAATCTGAGGGGTTGTCTGCTGCTGAAAGAAAACAAGTGCTGGAGAATGACAGGAGAGCAAAGAAAAATGACGCTTTCTCCCGTGCAGAAAATGCCATAGCCCGATTTGTAGTGAAACATGGTGGTAAATATAAAAAGAAACTATAATGGATTTACTTTTTGAAGGAATATTTAAAGTGTTCAATCTGGAGTACATATTTTCCGTTATCATAGGTACGTACTTTCTGATTAAGCTGGTGGATTACCTTAATGGTGCTGCCAAGGTTCCCACATGGTTGAAAAGAGTAATTACTTTCGGAAACGGTGCTGTTATGTTTTTGATATTCAGAATGTACACTGATATACCAGTACAGACTTTGGCTGCAAGTTATTTTGCGGCTGTTTTTGTTTATGATACAGCGATTAAGTTTTTAATCAAGAAGTTCAACATAGGTTATAAAAAATAGTTATGCTTACATCTATCCGACAGACCCACAGCGAATTTTTCCGGCAATTCCATAATCTGAAAATTATGGTAGGCGACAAAAGTATCACCCTGTTGTCTAGGTATGCTAGAAAGTCCAGCTTTGACTACGTGGAGGAACAGGAGAATCAGATTTATCCGTGTATCGCCATAATGGACTATACGCCTGTGCCTAGCAGAGATTGGTTTGTGGATATGAAAACTTATTTTGGCGGAAAGGGTTTCTCTGAATTGACAGGATACCTGTACCGCAGACCAGTACGCATGGAATTTCGTTATGATGTCAGCATTGTATCAAAGAGTTATAACGAGTTTCTAGCCATGCAGGATTATTTCAACTCTACATTTGTTAGTCAGACAGGATTTCTGTTCAATAAAAAAGTGGTGGATGGTGATGAAGTGGGTGATGTGGTTCTCTATACCGTAAGACCTACTGATATTCCACGTACTGACGGAGTGTATGAGATGAACTATGAGTTTACATTGAAACCGTGGATTTATGCTGTCAAGCCTAAAGAAGTGGAACTTGTACAGGCTATTATCCTGCGGAGTAAGATGTTTGAGGAGGAAATTATCATTAATCCGGGTGAGGGGTTCCCGTACACCCTGCCCTTAAATTTAGAATAACCATGCACTTAGATTTACGTAAAAAGACAGGTGACAAGTTCACAGCGGACGAATTTAACCAGATAATATCCGCCATTAATGCAAAAGTGGAACAGGAGGCTGGAAAGGCACTATCTGATGAAAACTTTACTGCGGAGGAAAAGCAGTTTCTTGCTACCTTGGCAGCTAAGGATATTGTCAAGATGATTACTGATGAAATAACTCGTGCCACAGAAGCGGAAGGTACACTGTCAAGTTCTATAAGCAGACTTTCCAAGGACTTCACCGATTTCATTTCAGACACAGCCGATGCGGATAATGTCATTAACCGTTTCCATGAGATTGTTGCTTTTCTTAGTGGAATTGCCGAAACGGACACTCTTGAAGGTATGTTTTCTGAAATGTCCTCTTCTGTAAGTCAATCAATAACTACGGCAATATCTGATTTTGATGTTAAGATAAAACTGTTCATTTCCCAGAACTACCAACCTAAGGAATCAGGAAAAGGGTTGTCTACAAATGACTATACGACTGCTGAAAAAGAAAAACTTGCAGGACTTCCCACAGGAACACAGCTTACCCAGAATCTCAGTTCTAAAGTAGATAAAGTTGGGGGAAAACAACTTTCCACGGAAGATTTTACCACTGCGCTTAAGAACAAACTGGAAGGTCTGTCTAACTATAATGACACTGAGGTAAAGAAAAGTCTGGCGTCCTTGCAGTCAACCATCAATACACTGGTTAATGAGAATCCTAATGAGGTTATTGATTCATTCAATGAAGTTAAGAAATTTCTGGAGGGTGTTACTGATACGGAAAACCTTGCTGCCATGCTTGCTGCATTGGAATCCAAAATCACTGCAAAGATACCTACAAAACTTTCCCAGCTTAATAATGACGGAAATTTCGTATCGGATAAAAACTATGTGCATACGGACAATAACTTCACAACCTCAGAGAAAGAAAAACTTGCAGGACTGGCAAACTATGATGATACTGCAATTACTAAAAGTATCAATGACGAGATTACCCGTTCAAAAGCTGCCGAATCAGCATTGTCCGGCAAACTTGATGAACTTTCCAAAGTAGCCCTTGCCGATGTAGGTTATTTTGCCATTGAATATGGGGATGAAGAGAGTTCGTCACAGGCTGACCCTGCTGTCACAATCATAAACCAGCCGTACTATGATTACTTTATGGCTAAATGGGAAGCTGCTAATAAACCTTGTGAGAAAAAACTGGACGGTACTGATTTTGCATATTTACAAGATGATGTAACGTTACGTGCGGACGGTTCTCCAAGTCATTTGGAGGATGCCAATTATTTTCAAGGCGCGGAAATGATTAATTTCAATATCTCTTATTTCTATGATGCCATCAATAAGAAATCAAGAGTATTCTTCAATCTGGATAAGGAAGCACCATGTGGCTATCACAGATTTATTCCCTATGAAAGTATTCTCATGCCCAGATACAACCAATATGTAGAGGGTGGTAAAATAAAGACTTGCAGCAATTATCAGGTTATAAATAACCAGTCTGTTCAGGATTTCTGCAATGCTCTTTCAGCCACTTCTTCGGATATGCTAGGATATACTTGGTGGCAGAACGTTTGTCTTGCATGGTTGGCAGTTGCTAAGTACCAGACAAGAGATATACAGGCCAATCTTCCGGGTATGACTACTGGTCAGGATACTTACGGACGGTTCAAGAATGGTCTTTTGGATTCCAAACATCAGGCTACCGGGCAATGGACTGTTACAGCCACAGAGTACAGTAATACTGTTGCTGGTGAAGTGGCTGCGGAAAGTTTCGAGTTTAAACCTTATAAGCTATGGTGGTGTGAGAACCTTTTGCATGGTGATGCTTGGATACGCTGTTTCGGTGGTATAACTAAGATGACTGACGGAAAACGGTATCTCCATTTTACCCGTGACCCAGAAGTTGCTTCTGTAAAAGCTACTGTGGACGCAAATGATGCTACCAAGTTTGAAGATAAGGTTGAATTGGCTCGTAATCTTACAGAAGGTAGCTATATCAAGAAAATAAACGGAATGTACCCTGTTCCCTTAGTAAACAATGGAAGTAGCACTACCTGTTTCTGCGATGGACAATGGGGGTGCAATACTCAAGGTGACAACAATATCCCGATTGTGGGTGCTAATGCGGGCTACGCCGCTCTTTGCGGCTTGTTCGCTCTGTCCTTGGGCACTGCGGTTTCTGCTCGGTACGGTAACAATCGGGTTCGGGCTACGTTGAAAAAATAGGTTCTCCTTGAGAACAAATCAGTAGGGTTTGGAGTAATAACAATATAAATACGCAAGATATGAGCGAACACGAGGTGAATGGCCTTCCCGATTGTGGGTGCTAATGCGAACAACGCCGCTATTTGCGGCTTGTTCGCTCTGAACTTGAACAATGCGGTTTCTAATCGGAACGTTAACAATCGGGTTCGGACACATAGAATATGAAAGTTAAGATAAACATTTGTTTTAGAATAAAAATTAGAATGGCTGTTCATCTTGGCAAGTGCCAAATGAAACTTTTCGCTGCCTTTAACCGTTTAGTAGGCATCAACTTTAGTAGTTGGAGTAAGTCCGAAAAGCCCTTGGGGTGGTAACTACGTAGAATTTATGAAAAAAGTTGGTCTGTTGAAAAAGAAGTTCCTGTCTATGGAAAGATTGATTGCTATTGTTGAGGATATGCACTCTAAATCTTCCCATTGGAACAAATATCTCCGTAAGGAATGGAAAGACTTTGACGCTGATATATCAAAGAATCTCCAAGACTTGTACAATGACTTGAAATACGGTACGTACAAGCATGGTGACTATTATGTATTTAAGAAAATGGACAGCGGTAAAATCAGGGTTATCCATTCCGCTACTCCTAGAGATAGGATAGTTGACCAACTCCTAGCCGATATATTAGAATTTGTATTCATGCCCAAGTTACAACGAGGGCATGTTTACGGTTCTATAAAAGGACTGGGGCAACATAAATGTAGACTGCGTGCTATAAATAAAATCCGCAGACAGAAAGATGATGTGTTTGTAGGCTCTGCCAATATAAGACAATATTATCCTACCTGTAATCCGGATACGATAATCAGAATCCTGTGCAAGTACATAAAAGACAAATGGGTTATCTCCTTATCTAAGGAGTTCCTGTCATTGGGTTATGTTGTACTGGGAAATATCTCGTCTAATATTTTGGGTCATATTAATTTGCTGGATATTGATTACTCTATTGTAAGGAATTTCAAGTGCGACTATTTGAGGTTCTGTGATGATACAATATTTATTAGTAACAATAAACAGGCTGTTAGGAGTGCTGTTACCTACTATATGCAGAAAGTTACAGAAGGTGGACAGACTGTAAAACCTAACTGGAGTATTCACAAAGTTTCTGATAAGAATATGGTGGACTTCTTAGGTGTCCGAATAGGTGTTACACATAGAAAACTTCGGAAACGGAACAGGAAAGAAATCGAAAGCAGGCTTTCTGAGTTGAGGCACTCTTCCGACTACTTTGAATGTGAACGTTCTTGGGCAGGAATGAACGGTAGTTTCAAGAACATCAATATGTCTAACTTAATAAATTATTGGAAAGATGTCTATCCAGACTTTTTTGACAGATTACAGTGGGCAAAAACAGCCCATGCTAGTGCTGCTGCGTACAAACGGAAGCACAGGAAAATGGAGATTGAACTTCAATCAGCAAAAGATTGCAGAACCTACAAAATCCCTTTCTTCGGAAATGCCGGATTCAACTCTGACGGAACAATGGCAGTGCTGTTTCGTACCATCGGACAACACAAGAGGTGTTGAGGCTTCCATTGGTGAAGCTCCTAACTGGTACTCTTTTGTTCCGTATCTGAGGTTGGGAGGACTTAGTGATGAAGAGATAGAAAATATCAAAAATGAATATAATGAATTTGTTTTAAACAATCCGGATATTTTTATCTTTTAGGAATTTGTCTTATAGAAATAATATAGTATATTTGGAAATAAAAAGTAACTATTATGGGAAAAAAGGATACTAACGAGGTTCAGTCGGTACAGGAGAAAAAGAACAAAACGGTTCATAACCGCGGAAATTTCCGTATTGAACTATCACATAATGGAAAAATCTATGTGTTTCTTCCGGGTAAAACCACGATTGTGCCCAAAGATATGGTAATTCCCACGGACTTTAATAATCTCCATATAGAACAATGAATAAGATTATCGACAGTTTGGAAGTAATGTGTGAGAAAGATAATCCGCAGGATAGAAAACTTCTCTTACTCGCCCATTTGGTACAGGATTCCGTAAAGGGTCTTGCCGAGCGTCAGCAGGAGTTACAGGGAAGTCTTTCTGAAACAAACAGGAAACTTGACAGTGTGCTTGAGGCTATAACCAAGTATAAAAAAGATATGGACAATTGTCCTGTGTATGGTAACAGGGAACTATTTGATAGGGTTAAATTCCTTATCAAGAACCCAAGATTATCACTGTTTATTTTCTTAGGCATTATTTCCTTATTGTCGGGATTGTTCGGTTCAAGTGTTATCAGCATATTAAAACTAGTGTTTGGAGTATGATAATGAAAAAGAACATTACGGTTATTTTAGACCCTGCTCATGGTGAAGATGTTCCGGGTAAACGCTCTCCCGATGGTGTGCATAGGGAATACCGATGGAGCCGTGACAGGGTTAGGGAACTGAAAGTAATACTGGAGGCAATGGGATATGAAGTTTACAAGACTACCGATTCTGAAAATGAACCGGGTCTTTCCAAACGGAAAAATTTCGCTTCCAGTCTGAAATCTGACAAGCCCAAACTGTTGTTATCCTTGCATAATAATGCGGCTGGAAACGGTTCTCAATGGATGAACGCCCGTGGAATCGCTGTATATACAAGCAAGGGTGTTACCAAATCTGATGTATGTGCAGACTTTATTATCGAGAAGTTCAAAAAAGACTTCCCCGAATTTAAAGTCAGAATGTACAAGCCTACCAATCTTGAAAAGGATTTCGAGGAAAATTTTACCGTTCTTATGGGGAACGGCTATATGGGTGTATTAATTGAATGGTTGTTTCAGGACAATAAAGAGGATGTTAAGGAACTTCAATCCCACCGTACTAACAAAAGGTTTGAAGATTCACTCGTAGAAGCTATCGAATCAATAAACGACTATTTCGGAAAAGATGAAAAATAAGAAAGTTGTGATATTATTTTTGGCTGCATTGGCTGTTTGTGCATTTATATTTATTATATTTGTGCCAAAGAGTAGTGTTACCTCCAGTTCTCCACAGATAACCTATGAGGAATACTTGGAGAAAATAAAGGTTTTGAATGATACTATTCAAGAGCTTAAAGGTGATGTAGCTAAATTCGAGGCTGAAATGGTTCTCTTGAAAGGGCAACGTGAAGTCTTGGAGCAACAAATCGAAATAATCTTGAAGGAATATGAGAAAAAGGATTCTGCTATTGCTAATGGTGATTGGGAGTACAATATTAGGTTTCTCTCAGACTACTTATCCGAGATTGATTCATCTCGGACCCGACACACTACTGGCAATAACCCGACAGCAACTCATTGATATTAATCGTACAATAAATAAGGCTATCCATTTGGAGGAAACTAACAAAATTCTCCAGATGGATTTAGCTATTTCTGATTCCCTCTCTTATTTTCAGAACAGTATTATTGAAAAACAGGATTCTATTATAGCCATTACTGATAAAAAGTACATGGAAACCACCGCTTTATCGGATGATTTACAGAAACAAATCACTAATAACAAAAAACGGTACAGGAGAAACCTGTATAAAGTGGGAGTTGGTGCAACACTTTTGGGAGTTGTCCTAGGAGTGATTTTTAAATAGATAATTAATTTTAAAAACAAGAAAAATGGCAAACGTAGGTTTAACAATTACCGAGGGTGTAAACAATGGTGTTTCCCCTTTTAGAGACGCTTCCAAAAGAAACATTGGTCTTGCCGGACAATTTAATCGTGGTGGTGCTTTCAAGGCTACCAAGATTACATCTATGGAAGATTTCAATGTGATTTTCGGAGGACAGAATGATGCTTTTTATGGACCTCGTATTGTTAAGAGTATCTTTGATGAAGCAGGGGATGCACCTGTTACCCTTTACCTTGCCAGAATGGTGGCTGTGACCGCAAAGGCTGCTACGGCTACTGTGAATTTGGATTCGGGTTCTTCGGTAACTATGGTGGTTAATGCTGCCTATAAAGGTACTCCAGACCCCGGAGCATGGGCTAACGGAATCACTGTTACCCTGTATTCCTACGGGTCACTGGTAAGAGATATGTTCTCTCTTATCGTACAATACAAGACCAATACTCCCGAACAGTACAATTACGGAACACTGGCTGAAATTCAGGATGCAGTAAACAAAGTGAGCAAATATGTTACTGTTACTTTCAACGGTGAAATTGAAAAAATGAAGTTCAAGGATGTAACCGGCACTGTAACCGCCAATACTTCAAGCAATGAAGTTACAGGTTCGGGAACCACATTCACTTCATTGAAAGTCGGAAATGTTCTGTATGATTCTAATGGAAAACTTGTAGGTACTATCGCGGCGATAGCTTCCGCAACAAAACTAACACTTACCAGCCGTGCCATTACCGCTGTGGAAGGTGCTGCTGTAAAGGTGCGTGAGGATAAGACATTTGTTGCCAAACTTGCAAACGGTGTTGACGGTGAAATCACGGAGAACGATTACAAGCCGGGAGGTACTACGGACAGTCCTACGGGTCTTGCTGCGTTTGACGGATTCGATGTTCAGATTATCGGAGTAACTGAATACCACTCACTTTCTATGGCTAAAGTTCTTCATGCTTATTGTAAGGAGCAGAAAAACGCCATAGGTATCTGTAATTTGCCGTTAAATGCCGATGAAGGTACTGCCGAATTGTACGCTATGGAGTTCCAGACTTCGGGCATCAGTTACTTGTGTAGCTATATGGAATGGTGTACGGTTCCGGATGATAGCGGAAACCCTGTTATGATTCCTGTAATGGGTCCTGTATTGGGTGCAGGATTTATCCGTACTCCTTATTTGCAGGGTGACTTTATCCATATTCCACCGGCAGGAATTGACTCCCTGTTCAACAATGTTATGGAGATGATTCCGCAAAGACTGTCACAGACGGTTATTAATAAGCTGGTTCAACAGTTCTCATGTAACATTATCCAGTACGTTGAGAATACAGGGTATTACATTGGAAGTTCCCGTACTTATTCTACCAATGATTTGTACAAGAGTATTCATGTGAGATTGCAGACTTCCTACTATGTACGTTCACTTAATTCCAAGATGCGTTTCTTGGAACAGAAACCGAATACTCCCGAACTTAAACGTGAGGCTCTTGTGGAAGCCAGAAACTTCTTCAAGACCGAATATGATAACGGTGCTTTGGAAAGAAGCGTTGATTTTGACACTGCATACCAAGGTATCTGTGACAAGAGCAACAATCCCAATACTCAGGACAGAAAATTGCTTAACATTGATATTTTGTGGATTCCTACCGAATGTACGGAAAGTGTCCATATCTCATTGTTAAGAAATGACAGTGTATTAACAACAACGGAAACGGAGGAATAATATGAAACCACAGAAACCACAAGATGTATATGTAGCCAACGGGTGGTACTTGAACATTCCTGTTCCCGGCATTATGAGTGATGCTATCTTTGAAACTTTGGAAGGTATGCAGAAACAGTCGGGTACGGTAGAAACCGTGGATGCAGGAACAAACCGTAAATACAAGTTCTCCACACAGTTGACAGATTACGGAGAAATGACGCTTACCCGTTCATACCAAGGTAACGTTACTGACCGTGCTTTGGAAATACTGGTAAACCAGATGATTGAAAACGGACTTAAATTGCCTGTTCAGGCTGTCAAGATGCACAACGGAAAGGAAGTGTTCACTATCGTATTCGAGGGGTTCAGATTCCTGTCCGCAAACTATCCTACATTCGATATTTCCAGCGAAGAGAAATTCACAGTTTCCTACGGAGCTACCTGTGATGGCTGGGATATTATTCCAGTAGGTGCGTAAATAGTAACTAACTTAAAAACACTAATCGTAATATGGAAAATTTATTCTTTGAACTGCCCGTAGGATTAAGAATCAACGGTGAGATTCATACAAACGTAGAACTGTTATCGACTAATGGTGTTGCTGAAAAGATATTTTTGAAAAGATTATCTGAAAAACCCTATACTTGGCAGGGAAATGTCGTTTCCGCAGCCGTAAAAAGTATAGGGAACATTCAGATTGGAGCCGAAGTACGCAAGAAGTATCTTGAAGAAGGCTCTGTTACTATTCCGAGTGCCGTTAGAAAGTTACCCATGTCCGAAATCAATACCCTTATGGTTGAGATTCACAGAAGGGTGTGGGTATCTTTCTTTCCAAAACAGGAAATAATCTGCAAGTATTGCGGAAAACGTCTGCTTGCGGATATTGATTTGGACAAAATTGATTATCTGCCGGAAGTGAAGGAAAGAATGGAAACCATGCCCAACTACGATGAGATTCCAGTTAAATTGAAACGGGGTTTCCGTCCTCCCGTACTGCCGAAGATTACAACAAGAGAAGAGTATGCAGGCATAACCGAGCGTACATACAACCGCTTCGTGTTCAGACCTCCATTGCTTGAAGATGCCATAAACCACGAGAAATATTTTACTGATAGCATAGGTTTTTGGCGGCGTATAGCAATGAGTTGTCTTGAAAGAATCGAGTGTGTGGACAAAAAGGGAAAAGTAACTGACGTGCTCCCCTCTGAATTTCATACCTACTACGGACTCAAGATGTTCAACGAGTATCTGGATGGTATTGACTTGAGAACTATCCGAAATGAATTGATGGAATATCTTCCTACTCTACCTTTTGCCTATTACGAGCCTTGCGGTTGCTCGGAAGCCCGTGAGATTCCTATGGTAATGGACGTGAGCAATTTTTTCTCGGAATGACGTTTTCTCCGTCTGATTATCACTTTTGGCATAAAGAGTACCCCCAGTTTACCCAATGGGCTATGCAAAAGGGTGCTCTTTTTTTACCTAGAGAAACTGCGGAGGAACAGGATAATCAGTACGATTTAACGTCAAAGGCATATATTCTTATGAAACGTCTGGGTCAGGACTATTCCCGTATAATGTGTATGGATTCTGAGGAAAGGGATAAAATATTCCGCATGGAAATGGACCTTATCAGAAAGGAACAAAAACAAAATGAAGAAAAATAGTTATGGCAATACCTAGAGCAACATCGGGCAACAATTCCCAATTCACGTATGATTTCGGAATTACCATAGCCCAAAGTACAGTAAACAAATTGGTGAAATTGACTGGTGCTACGCTTACGCTGGCATCAGCCTATTATGCTTTAAGGACTAATGCCGAGAAGTACGTTGACACATTACGGGAAAATTCCCTCCGCTTCGGTGGCATCCTCTCCACCATGAAAGCTATGGAGGCGGCTCAGAACAGACTTATAAAAGGACAGTCGTTCTTCTCCGTTGACGACCAGCTACGAGGCATGAACTCTCTTATGGCTGTGGGAGTGAAAGTAGGGGAGAACTTCGAGTTTATAAACAAGGCGGCTCATGCTACGGGAAAATCCTATGCACAGTTCGCAAACGCCATATCACAGGGAATACAGGGAAATATGCAGGCTCTAGTTGATATGGGTCTAATGACACAGAGGTCAACAAGGTACTTTGAAAAATATCGTGCCAACACTATACAGCGCCAACAGGCAGTGCTTAATTTCGTAAAGCAACATAAGGGATTGCAGGAACTAATCAAAAACGACTTTCTCACAATACAAGACCAAATGAAAAGGTTAAATGCCAATATGAAGGGATTCCTCACGGGTATTGTGGGAAAACCGAATGACCCTAACAGTCTTTACGGGCAAACTGTGGGCGCTCTTAAATCCGTGGCTGATGCTTTCGCACGAAATTACCAAAGTATCGTACAGTACGGAAAAGGTGTGGGCATAGTTCTCGGCTGGGTTGTCCGGCAAATCGGTCATATAATGGTATGGTTGGGCAGACAGGCTAAACAGGCGGTTAACTTTATTTTCGGTACAAGTGAAACCTTTGTCGAAAGAATGAGGACACTTGTAGTCGTATTGGAGTTTTGGAAACTACGGGTTGTTTCATTTTTCAAAACATACAAGGAGGAAATAAAGACAGTTCTTAAATTGCTTATCGCATATCAGGCTTTGAAGAGTGTGTTTGTCATAAGCAATGCTGCCATTGCTTCCGTAAAGGCTTTCCGTGCCGCACTGATGGCGATTCCGTTATTTGGTGGAAAACGTGGGGTTACTCTTACCTTGGGTAAATACCTTACAACATTTTGGAGCAGATTGAAACTTATCTCCCGTATTGTTACACAGACAGGATTCAAAGCAGCCCTTGACACGTTACTCAGCATAATGAAAATAACCGCCACAGGAAAATTCGTAGGCGGTATAGGACGTTCGCTTCTCTTTGTCGTTTCGATATTGAGAAATCTCCCGGCTATAATAACAGCCGTATGGACTGCATTGAACGCAACCAATCCCGTAGGCTGGATAATACTGGCTACAACCGCATTTACGGTTCTGTACGCAAAATGTGAGAAATTCAGGAATTTCATAAACCGTATTTTCTCCGGAATAAAGGAATCCATACAGATTGTTTGGAACTCCTTTGTATGGTTGTTTACCCAAGTAAGAATCGGGTGGCAAGGATTGAAAGACGGTTTTATCAATTATGTCATAGACCCTGTTTCCGAAGCGGTGAAAGGTCTTATCCCCAATATAAACGCCATGTGGGATGCATTTAAGAACAACTCTGTTGTAAAGTGGATGAGGGAAAACATCATAAACCCTATCGGTAAGATAAACAAGTTTATCATGCCTATGGTAAAATGGGCGGCAGGAACTCTTAACCCTGCTATCGGTGCGGTGGATTTTTTCAGAAACACTGATTTTCTACGGAACACTAACAGGGATATTGCTGATGCTGCCCGTGATTTGGCAAACAAGCATGGTTTTGGTGACTATACTTGGGGTGGAAATTCTGTAACTCCTACGGATTCAGTACCTACACCTAACCCGATTATTTCAGGAACTCCACCTGTAAGTCAGAACACTACTGAAAACCAGAGTGTAGTATTGGGAAATGGGGCGGTACAGATTATTGTCCAAAAGGGGGAGAATATTGATGAAAGACGCCTTGCACAGGAGATAAGGCGTATTCTTAGTGATATTCAACGTGATAACAGAATAAGAGGAGGTGTATAATGCCGGAAATATTTTCATCTACAATGTTCAGACCGTTCTACTCGCTTTTCCGTAGTGGAACGTCAAATGCTTTTTCGGGTGATGCCGGAAGAAACCACAGAGGTTACACGCTTACACGTGGGATAATAATCAGTTCCGAGGATTTGAAAAAAAGCCTGTGGGAAAAGGGTTATTTCTTCCAGTTCAACCCACAGACCATATCCGACAATAAGTCTACCGAATATGAGGTACGTCCTTATGCCGGATTGCCATACAATGATTATAACTGGAGCAATGGGGGTGAACGGATAATAAGTTTCCAATTGTTTTTGGATGATACTCCGCAAAGCCATATTGCCACTTTCCGTCCGGATGTTCTTGCCGACCAGATTGACGGAACCAGTACCAATAAGAACGCTTTCCAGTGGACCAGTTCGGGAGCGTATTCCCGTACACGTGCACATGAGAGAGGGGTGCTTGACAAAGTGGAACTGTTACAGTCTTTCCTCTATCCAGCACCAGTGGATAATGAGGAAACCCCCAAATTCGCACAGGGAGGAGTTGTTTCAATGAACCAGTTCAGACCACCGGCTACGCTTGTGTTCGCACTGGGTCCGATATACTTGGAAGGTGTTTTGAAAAGCGCTCCTGTAAATTACACATTGTTCGATTCGGACCTTACGCCCATAAGGGCAACGGTGGATGTGGAAATAGGAGTGTTTGAGTACCAGAGTTTAACACATATAATGATACCCGAAAAATGATAAGCCCTAATTTTTATAATACTAAGAACCTTGTTTCCCAGTTTTTGGGGGGCAAGGTTTTGCATTATCCCGTAAAGGATAAAAGCATAACTTATGAGTGGTACAACTACGTTATAAAGGCTCACGAAAATCTGTACACGATAGCCGCAAGGATTTTCGGTGCCGGTCTTGAATATATGTGGACGTACATTGCGGATAACAACCCACCACGTATGCCCGATGATTGGAAAACGGGTGATATTATCCGGCTTCCCAGAGTGATAATAAGAGATAGTGATATTCTAACAACAAAATACAGCAATGTTCCAACCGATACAACCTCAGTTTAAGATTCGTCTTTACCCACGTGACAGCCGTCCGCAAGGTAATGACAAGTTCTCTTCCAAGGGATTGAGATACAATGCCGATAAATTCGCTTCCTATATGGATATAGAGGAATGTGTCGCATATCCTGTGGTATATGAGGAAACCGCGGATTTGATTAACAAGCTGACGTTTACAGTTGACAAGCACGCGGATGTCCTTATTTACCGTATGTTCCTAGGAATGTGGATTGTCCTTTTCGGTGGTTACTACGATGGTGACGGTAAAGGAGTGCGGAAAGTTTTCTCCGGCACTGTCACACGTATATACCTTGACTGTCCGGATAACGGTAAAATACGTTTCCGGGTAGAATGTATGGGGTACTCGTTTAACCAGATGGGAAAGGACACCTACAATAATTTCACTTATCCCGACCCTAATAGCAAACGTCCTTTTGCCAAAGGAAGAACAACCATAACGTTGGAAAACCTTATACGCGGAATAGTGGAAGAGTGTGGTATGGTAGTGGGCGAAATATCGCTGCCCTCTGCAAAAGCAGGGGAAACATTCACTTCCACACATATTAGGTATCAAAAAAATATCTCCGATTGGAAATTCTTGTTATCTTTGGCAAAGTCCTATGGATGCACAATATGGACGGAGGTTCGTGACGGTACGGAATACTTCTATTTCGTGGATATAAACAGGGCTGCGAATACGATTAATGATGAGATTTCATTTGTATATCCTTTGCAGGGTGACAAATTGAAAGTGGAAAGTGTCAACGCTTCCGAAGTACAGAGATTTTCCGACACAAGGTGGAACCGTCCACGTATAATGAGAAGTGTTTCCGTTACCGAGGATATAGACCAAGCCAATGCTGTGGTTCGTTCATCCTATGACGTGGATATGGAAACGGGTGACGTTAAAATGCAGGTAAGTGAAATCGGTGAGGAAAACGGCAGGAAAGTTATCTATATGTATGAACTTGATGAAGCCAAGGTTGAATACATAAACCGTACCAATCCCGAACTGGCTGACAAGATACATAATTCGGGAATAACCGATATGAAGTGGAGCAGTGGCGTTCCCATTAAACAGGAATCACCCGAATATGCACGTTACTATTACAAGCAGACCAAGATTGTGGATGCGGAAACCGCTGTTTTTGACCGTGCGTTTTTCGGAATAACCGTGGAAGCTACGGTTAATCAGGATTTGGATATACGCTCCCAAAGGTCTTATCCGATACGCGGAATACTACGGTATGACACAACAAACCATACCAGCCGTTATTTTTTAAGAGCCTTGCGCCATGTGTGGGATTCCAATGGAACCAGTACCGAATTAGAATTTATACGATGATTGAATTTTACAGACTTACAGGAAAAAGTGACGGGGATAGGATACAGGTAAAAGCCCGTACAGGTGAGGAAACGTACGCACCCATGATTAATGTGGGTACGTCCACTTCCGTACCTACACAGAAATGGCTGTTGGAGAACAAGGACAATTTCATTGCCCTAGTTTCTTATGAACGGGATTCGTTTTCCCGTCCTCTTATTATAGGATTCTATCCCGTCAAAGGTGCAAAATCTTCCGATTTCGATTTGATGCTCAAGGTTATGAACCTGTTTGATAATCTCCTTGAGCATCTGTTACAGGCAAAGACCAATACGATGATGGGTCCGCAGATGTTCTTCCCGGATACCATACAGAAAATACAGGAAACGAAAGTGAAGCTGGAGGAACTTAAACAAGAACGCTTAGAGATAAACAAATAATGGAAACTGTTGCACTGTTATATGAAGATTACCAGAAGGAACTTGCAGAGGATTTCAAGAACACCTTTTTAAAGCGTGCTTCCGATACCGATTCAAGCAGGTCTAATGATACAGTCATTGACGAAGTTACAGATATGCTGTCAACCAACATAGCCGTATATACGGAAAAACTTCTCCAGCGATGGGGATTCTCTTCCGGCGGTGAAGGTGGTGGCGGTGGTGATGTTACCGTAACTCTTGATGATTTGTTGAAAAAATACCTTTCGGATAACTACGTCACAATAAAGGGCGACCAAGAAGTTTTCGGTGAAAAGGACTTCCGTAAGGGAATACGTATTGCAGGAAGAAGATTATACTGGGATGAAGGTAATGACGCACTTGTAATTGAAGGTGCTGCATATACTACCCGATGGTTGTCCGCTAAAGGAGTGTCACCGGGTGGTGGAGGTGCAGGAAGTGGGGGTGCTGCTGCCATGTACCAATTGATAGATGTAAGCCCTAATGATACCAAGGATGCCGTACTCGGTGCGGAAAAGGATTATGTACTTACATTTGACGGGAGTTTCTGGAGAGGTATGCCCAATAAGGGAGGTCTTTCCAGCAAACTTTTTACTGCCCTTGACAAAGAGGGGAACGAAGTGAATCCGGATGATGAAAATGCGGAAATATATGCCATACGTGCCAATTATTCCCTGTGGTCTGTGGGATTCCTGTCTGCCAAAGGTATATCTGATGGAGGAACAGGAGGCGGTGGTGGAGGTGCAGTAGCCCTGTACCAGTTGCTTGACGTGGAGAAAAATGCTGATATAACAGGTGTGGCAGGTGCTACAAAAGGCAGCGTACTCACATTTAACGGTGACAAATGGTATGCGGACAAACCTAAAACCGCTGCCGGAATAAGCAATCTGTTCACCGCACTGGATAATGATGGAAATGAGGTTGACTTAAATGATGAATCAAAGCTAGGCACTATAACAAATATACGTGCCAATTATGCGTTATGGTCTGTGGACTGGATTTCCGCAAAGGGAAAATCTTCCGGCGGAAGTGGCGGAGGTGGTGGTCTTATCAACCTCGTCTACGGATTTGAATCACTGGGAGGAACGTTTGACAACAACGACAATTCGGCTACTTTCAACGCTTTCACCATAAATGAGATTTGGAAACTTGCAAGTTCGGGGCTTACCAATGTAACGGTTACAGGTTCGGGTAATGCGGTCACGGATGTCATAAAAGGTTCTGACGGGCGTTCCCTTACATTCACCAAAGGGAGCACATTTGCCACCAAATCGGAATTTGACGCACTGAATACCAAGTTTAACGACTTTCTTACCGGAAGTGATGCGGATGATATTATAAACAAGTGGTCTGAGCTTGAAGTTTTCCTGCAAGGCATGAAGGAAAGTGATAATCTTGCGGTCATATTGCAGAGTAAAATGGACAAAACAGCGTTCAGCAAACTTTTCACTGCACTGGATGCTTCGGGTAATGAGGTTGACCCGTCTGACGATACAAAGACAATTGCGTCCATACGGGCTAATTTCGGTTTTTGGGGTGTCGATTACATATCTGCTAAAGGAGTGTCAAAGGGAAGCGGTGGTACAGGAGGGGCTTCCACATTGTACCAACTGGTTGACGTTTTGGCTAATGACACTGAGGACGGTGTTGAAGGTGCTGCTGCCGGAAAGGCACTGGTATTTGACGGAACTCATTGGAGAGCGGGAGATGCTGGTCTTAATGAGAGCCAGCTCTATTCATACCTTACAGCTAATAAGTATCTTACACAAAGTGCTGCTGATAGCAGATACGTAACATCCTCACGGAAAGTCATTGCCGGAACTGGTTTGTCCGGCGGCGGTGCTCTTACTTCCGATGTAACCTTATCACTGGGTACTTCGGGAGTTGTTGCAGGTACGTACACCAAGGTTATGGTAGATGCTTACGGAAGAGTTACTTCGGGAACAAACCTTTCCGCTACGGATATACCTAACCTTGACTGGTCTAAGATAACCACTGGGAAACCTACAACTCTTGCCGGGTATGGGATTACTGATGCCGTTACCTTGACTACTGCTCAGACTATTTCGGGAAGAAAAACGTTTAGTCAGAACATAGTATTCAACAATAACGGTGGTATAACATATACTGATTCAAATGTAGTATTAAGAAACTCAGACGGTCATACAATACTAGCTAGTTTCGGAAATGGTGAAATAAACCTAAGACCTAATGGGCATAATAATACGGAAGGTGCTGTTTGGATTAATAAGAAAGGAAATGTTCAAGCACCGTCAGTATCAACAAATACCATTACGATAGGAGATGCCCAGCTTGTTTATGATTCAAAAAACAAGGCTCTGAGAGTGAAACATAGGACAGACGGAAATACGGTAGGATTCTACTCGGACGGTTGGATTACGGCTCTTGGAGTGCAGACAGGCGGTGCTGGTGGAGGAAGTGGTGTCATAAAGACCGTATATAGCTTCGCAAATCTTACTGACGGCACAACCTTTTCCGATTCAGACCTAAACAACACATTTAATGCGTACACGGTAAAAGAAATTTGGAAAATGGCGAAAGAAGGTGGTGGAATAAAGAACATCGCCCAGTCGGGGAGTGGAAATGCCATAACAGACATGACACTTAGTTCTGACGGAAAAACCATTACTGCTGTATTCGGGGAAACATTCGCAAGGCAACAGGACTTAGGCACGCTTAACAATACCGTAACACAACTTAGTAACAAACTGAACAATTTCCTTGAAGGGCTTACAGGAAATGATACCTTAACCGAACTTCTCGCATTGAAAGCGGACAAGACCATAACGATAAGCGCAGGAACTGGTCTTACGGGAGGTGGAAACCTGTCCGCAAACCGCACATTGTCACTGGCTACCACGGGGGTGAAGGCTGGTACATATACGAAAGTTACAGTAGACACCTACGGGCGTGTTACAGTCGGTGATAATCCTACCACTTTGGCAGGATATGGTATTACGGACGCATATACTAAAACCGAGGCTGACGGGAAATATGTAACTATTGCCACGCCCCAAACTATTACGGGGCAAAAGACTTTCACTAAGAACATCGCAATGAATAGCGGTATAGGTCTGTCTTACAGTGGAAATACTGTTTTCAGAAACACTTCGGGGAACACTGTTATTTCAAGTTATGGAGATTCGGGGATGCTCTATTTCCGCCCTAATGGGGATACATCTGATGTCGGAGTAGTGCAGATAAACAAACAAGGTCATATCAATGGTGTTTCTGCGGGATTTAAAGGTGGTGTGTCTGCTGCCCGTCTTAGCGCAACTGAATATGTGCAGATTGGAGATGCCTATCTGAAATGGGATGCAGCGAACAATGCCGTGTACGTGATTAAAAAAGACGGTACAACTCCTGTGGGATTTTATTCTACTGATTGGTTGTCCGCTAAAGGAGTGTCCATGTCCGGAGCACAGACCGGAACTCTTGATAGCCTTAATGACGTGGAAATAACGGACCCTGTAAACGGACAGGCATTGAAATACGACGCTGCGTCAAAAAAATGGGTTAACGGAACCATTGATTCTTTCAACGTAAATCAGATGTGGGCTGAATTGAAAAAGGCTGATTCAAGTAAAGTCATAGACGCAAGTCATATCCCTACTTCCGTATTGGACGGTAGATGGGTGAAAAAGGCTGGCGATACTATGACTGGAACACTTACTTCCGCATCTTCTTCCGGCTCAATCGTATTCAAGGGAGTGGAAAATTGTGATATTACCAATATCTACAAGGATAACGGAGTTATCAGGAACGATGATGGTGGGTTAACTTCTATAAGAAACGGGTTAAGGTTCAACTGGTATGACACATACTGGTATATAGGAAACCTTAGAGGCAGCAGTACGGAAAGTGCAGGATTTGGTGTCGTAGACCATAACAACAAGCTGGTTTTACGTGTCACTCCAAATGATGTAAGAGCACCTAGATTCATGTCAACTGTTGCCACAGGGTTATCACCTTTGATAGTTTCAAGCAATACAACCGTAGATAATCTAAGTGCGGATTTGTTGGACGGATACCATGCGTTCGGCACATCAAACGCCCTTATAAAATACGGATATACGGTAGGAGGCACTAAACCTGCATGGTGTAGAATAGCTACATACTCCATACGTAATACGGAAACAATGACAGACGTTTGCTTTGTGCTGCACTCATCCTTTAGTGATTTGTTTGGTCTGTTAGTTGTCAAAACTAGAGGTACGGCTGTAGTGGAAGGTCTATTGATAGCATCATACAATATCAATAGGTCAAACATACGTATCTATCATGATGCGGAAAAGAAAAACATAGAACTGTACTGTTATGGTGGAAGTAACTATTCCATAATACAAGCCAATCTGTTATACAGCCATGACCGAAACGGAGGGGCTAATACGAATATAACGCTATACCAAGCAGATACAAAAGCACCGTCATGGAGCACTTATGTAAATCCTGGATTTGTAAACTTGCAGAACTCTTCTGAGGTTGCCAAAAAATTGCAAACCCCAAGAACTTTATGGGGGCAGTCATTTGATGGTACAGCCAACGTAAGCGGTGATATGACAGGTGTGGGAAGTATCACCATGAGCGGTGACTTGAAGATAGGAAACGCCACTTCTCCCAATACCATATATTTCTACGGAACTACGGGAGATGGACCGGGAGGTTATAACCATACGTTCATTGCCGAAAGATTCTGGGGTGGTACAGAAAGTAGTGAACTGGTATTATTTAAAGGGAATGACATAGGTAACGATAATGAAGCTGTAAATGTAAGTAATTCGGGTCCGGATAGAATACGCCATATAGCCGCTGCCCACCTGTTCCAAACATACACATCACCTTTAGCGGGTTCAGTGGAGGACGTATGTACAAGTTCTGCCTTGAAAAGTTTATTTGGTATAGCAGCGAACAGGGTTACAAGTTATGTTCCGTTTATGTCTACCGTAGCAAGTGGCACGGCTCCATTTATTGTGGTAAGTAACACTGTTGTGGGTAATCTTAATGCAGACATGGTTGATGGATTTCACGCTGAAAGGTTCTTGTTAAGTGTAGGTAGAAGTGATGGTACTTTTGACTTAAATACTTATTCTGAAAGAGCAATTAAGGAAATAAGAACAACAGAACAAACTACAAATAACGCCCCTTTTGCTGGATATGGATTATTAGCTAACTTATGGGATTCCAATAAATTTGCTGCATTACAGATAGGAGGAACTAGTACAGACTTGTTTTTTAGAGGAAAACATGATGGTACTAATAAGATAACGTCTGCATGGCATAGATTATTACATACTGAAAACTATGCGTCTATTGCTGACGGACGCTACGTAAAGAAGTCGGGGGACACCATGACAGGGGATTTGACAATGAATAATACCAAAGGATTTAATATAGGTTGGTCAACAAGAGTGGTTAAAGATTCGGGCGTTTGGATTCATGGTGGCGCGGACGCAGCTTCCTCAGCAGATGCAAATTTGCGTTTCGGTTCTTGGTATGGTATAGGTTGGTATCCCACATTCAGTGGAGGAAGTGTAGCGCAAGGAAACAATGCCATGTGGTTGAATGTTAGAAATGGAAATTTGGATACTCATGGTGCTATTACTGCCCATACTAATTATCTAGCTGCAAACTGGGATTCGGCTAGACGGTTGGTATTGGGCGGTGGAAGTTCCTATGCTTATATTGATTCAAGAAATTCAAGCAATAATGTATTATGCAATATCGTACTGGAAGATAACAAGGTTTTTATAGGTAATTATGCTGAGTCAAGTAGATTTGTATCCACTGTAGGTACAGGAACCGCACCTTACCAATGTTCTTCTACTACATTGAATACCAATTTAAATGCGGACTTGTTGGATAATTGGCATATAATGGATATACCTAGAAATTATAATTCCACCGCTACTTATTCATTACAGTTCGCTCTAGGTGGTACTGATAATAATTGGAAAAAGATATTTGCTTGTTCTGAATCGGGAGCCGGACCGTATAGGTCAGTAACGGTTTGGGGAAGGATATGGTACGCCTATGGAAGTCATGCACAGGATGAAGTCAGAAGTTATCACTTCTGTGCCATTTTCCAAATGAGAGGTGGACCTTCTGCTTCTGACAGCAATGTAGGAGATATTTCAAATTCAGCACGTCTTTATCTTCCTACATTCGCAAAAGGAATGGATAATATCCGTCTTGTACGTGTAGGAACAAACAATTTTGAATTGCAGGTGCGTCAGATTGGTTCATACCACAATGGGCACATACAATACCAATATTGGGCTAACGGTGCTAACGTTTCCGCATGGAGAGGATTGCAATCCACATCCAACACGTCTATGGCTGTATCGGCTGGAGGTGCTTCCACGCTGGCTGACAGTAGGGCTTCTAGTGCGGATGTATGGACTACTGCAAGAACGTTCTATATACAGGATTACCATTCTGCCAATACTGGAGCAGGAGTTAGTGTAAACGGAGGTTCAAACTGTTATTTGAAGTTACCGAGCACAACTAGATTTTCCCGTATTGATTTTTCCACACCAAATGCGAATATCCGGCATAGTGGGAACGACAATGGAAATGAGGTTGGAAGTTCGACCTTATCAAATCTTGTCATAGATTCATGGTATGGCGTTTCATTTACTACTACTTGTTCTAGCACGTATCAGAACAAGATAGCCATGTCAGTGAACTGCCGTACAGGGCGTGTCACAGCGAACAATTTCCATGCTGCAACTAATATTACAGCAAACGGAGCAATTACAGCCAAGGCATCCTCTTCCGATATAAGGTTGAAAACCGATATTCAGGGTTATGATGCTATGGGTATTATCCGTAAATTCCGGAGTGTGAAGTATCACTGGAACGCTATTGCCAAGGAAAATTCCGAAGTGTTCAACCATGATAACTGGAATTACGGTCTTATCGCACAGGATTTGCTTTCCGGCGGTTATAGTCAGTGGGTGAAAGACGCTTTCAATGACTACTATACCATAGATTATGAAAGACTTATCCCCGTTGTATGGAAAGGTTTGCAAGAAGTTGATGATGAAGTCACAAAACTGAAAAGAGAAGTAGCTCGACTCAATAAGAGAGTTAAGGAGCTTGAAAAATCCCTGTGTGCATAAACAGGGATTGCTTTTTGCGCTTTTTGGATAATTTGGATAATATTGTTATATTTGGAACAAATAAAAAACCATTATATGAAAAAGATAATTATTTGGCTGGCAAAAGTATTCCATGTGGAACTTCCCAAAGCGGAAGTAATTAAGGAATATAAATGGATTCCCCTGGATGGTAAAATTACTGGGAATGTTGTCATTGAGGGAGATGTATTGATTAAGGGAAACCGCTACCGGATATATTACCGCAAGGGGTTCGGATTCTGAAATAATTGCGCTTTATGAAGGGAATGTTTAATTTCGGGCTTCTTGGTATAAGAAGATTAAAGAAGAAAGGGTCTTCTCCCCAACCCCCTGCTAATGATAAGTTTACATATAGTTTACCATTAAAATTAGACTAAATATGGGACATTCTAATGGAAAAAT